ATCAGATGCAGCTTCGTCGGCTACCAATGCAGCATCGTCCGCAAGCACTGCAGCCACTCAAGCAGCAGGAGCGGCAAGCTCTGCTACAAGCGCCGCATCGTCTGCCACGGCAGCGGCGGGTTCTGCAACAACTGCCAGTACCAAGGCATCAGATGCTGGCAACAGTGCCAGCGCTGCAGCCAGCTCGGCCAGCAACGCCAGCACCAGTGCTGCCAGCGCATCGAGCTCAGCCAGTGCTGCATCTGCATCGGCAACGACCGCCAGTGCCAAAGCCGCAGAGGCTTTGACCAGTGCTTCGGCGGCGGCCAATTCGGCCACTGCCGCCTCTGGCAGTGCTTCCAGCGCAGCGAATTCTCTGACTGCGTCTCAAGCCCAAGCAACCTTAGCTGCGGACTGGGCGCAAAAGACCACTGGAACGGTTGACGGAAGTGGTTACTCGGCCAAGTACTGGGCAGGACAGGCCGCAGGATCTGCAGCGGCGGTAACTGCCAATACGGTCATCCCAGCCGATGTGTTCACGGGCGATGGCATCAAAACTGATTTCACGATCAGTCGACCTGTTGGATATCCGGGCGCACTCATGGTGACGGTGGCTGGGGTGCCACAAGCCCCGCTCGATGCGTACATCACACCGGCGACCACGACATTGCGATTCACCTCAGCCCCAGCCAATGGGGTGGTGATCAGCGTGCGTTACCTGGATAAGGAGGCGCAGTCTGGCGCAGCCGCCGCCGAAGAGTGGGCGAACAAAACGTCGGGGCCTGTGTCTGGAGCGACAGAGTATTCGGCCAAGTACTACGCACAGTCCATAGCCGCCAATGCGGCGACGGCCAGTCAGCAAGCAACCAGTGCAGCCAACTCGGCAACGGCTTCTGCTGGTAGTGCTACCGCCTCGGCGAACTCTGCGACGGCTTCAGCGGCCTCGGCCACTCAGGCTCAGAGCTACATGAGCCAGGCGCAGGGATATGCCGCTGCGGCGGGCGGATCCAACGTCGCTCCGCAGGTATTTACAGGTAACGGTTCGTCTACGGATTTCAGTCTGAGCACAGCAGCATCCAGCGTCCACAAATTGATCGTGACGGTCAATTACGTGGTCCAGGACTCACTGGATGCCTACGTCCTCGTCAATTCCGGGGCTACTTTGCGATTCACATCGGCACCAGCCGCCAGCGCGCGGATTGTGGTGCGTTACATCTAACTAGGAGAAATCATGGCGATTACACGCATTCCCAAAGCGGGGCTGGATGATGCTCTGCAGACTGAAATCAACGGCAAGTTAGACAAGGCCGGTGGAACCATGTCCGGAACTATCACCATGTCCAACGGGGCGCTCTTCAAAAGCAGTGTGACGAGTGATGATGCTCGTAACACGGGCTACAAGATGGGAGATGGTCAAGACATCGGAGAGATGGGGCGCTCAAGTCAGTACTACGACGATCGGGCCAGCAACTGCAATGGTTATCTGCCCAATGGCAATTGCGCAAGCAACGCCAACTGGGTTCCCCCCAATGTGAACTGGTGGACATGGGGCCTGGGATTCAACTATTGCGCTAACAGCGGTCAGTACGACGGGGTCGGTGGCACGAGTTATGCCAACTACGCTGTTCCTTCCGTGAGCCTGAACTATGACGGTTACTACTTGGCGCAAGACGAAATCGGTGGCGCGGAGTATCACCGTTGGTACCGGGCCTGCAATTGCAACTGCAACTGCGGCAGCTACTCCAACTGCAATTGCGGATCCACCGCCTTCAACTGCCGTACCAATTGCAACTGCAACTGCAATTGCAACTGCAGCACCGACTGTTGAGGAGTTGAGCGATGGCAAATTCATCTACCGTTGGTGGTCGCCTTTACAACATCCCGTCCCCAGCCGAATCGTTCGGTGCTTTCCCCGTCAGTTACCGCGTCGAGCGGGACTTGCAAGCTCAGACGATCACAGTGACTCCTTGGCGCATCAACCCGGAGACGAATGAAAAGGAATATGGCTCACGCCCCTTTGTGTTTGATCCGGCGGCTATCAAGCAGCACATTGACCTTGGCAAGCATTGGGGCATTCATACGAACTGGGCACTGGAGGCTCGCTTTGGTTGGGAGGATCTGGGGCATTTGCATTCGGTATTCCCGCAGACGAACTTGCACAAAAACCCCTTTCTGCTGGGTCGCCCGCTGCACCCACGCACGGTGCTGTTCTTTGTGCCCTTTGAAGACAGTCCAATTGAGGAGGTGGCGGTCTTGGTGTACGCGCCGCAAACCATGCCGCCTGAGGGCTTTGCTGAATTCCTGGAGGTGCGATCTCGGGTTTCACTCTACAACGCCGTGCTGCCTTCGCTGGAGTTGGATGTGCCGAATTACTGTGACGCCGGTGCATCTATCACTTGTACGGTCAGGCTGATTCAACCTGTCTATGAAACCGCAGACATGCCTGCAATCGAAACGCGCAGTGGAGTTCTCTACCTGGAGTGCGAGGCAGGTTTTTTGCCAAAGACCAGGGTGCCGATCATCGGTGGTGTCGCAAGCTTCAAATGGGTGGCGATGGGGTTAGATCCGAAAGACAAGGGGCTGATCAAGGTGGGCTTCAAGTATTTCAGCCACAAGATCAGTGCTGCTGTGGAGGTGGTTTGATGTGGACGGTGCATGCGGACAGCATCCCAATCCACACGACGGTTGCCGCATACCTGCGGCGCGAGACAGATTTCGAGGCAGCCATCAAGGCCGTTTCAGATCCGGAGCTCGAGCGTCTACTGGCGATCAGGGGCGTGCCTGGTGTGCAAGTCCCACCTAATCTGGACCACTCATTCGCAGCGGCATTTGATCGTTTTGATTCGCTGATCTGGGAGTCCCAAGTCAGTGCAGCCAGTCCGGGGCTGTTTCGCAACTTGTCGTTGGCGCACACGGGGTATCCCGTTGTGGCGATGGATCCCTATTTGTGCCAGGACCCATGTCGGTACAGCGGTGCCGACCATTTGGCGTTTGCGCATCGCTCAGAGGTTGGGCGATACCTGGCCATTGGGACGATGCTCGATCAGTTCACTCTGACCGTTGGGTCGGGGCGGCTGACAGTGCTGGTGCCGCCCAATCCGCGAGGTGTTCCTCTAGTGCATCCGCACAGAGATACATCGATCTTTGAGGAGCTCAGGCTGGACATTTGCTTAGCTGTATCACCGGGCGTGGTCCTGTCTATTGATGGGCAGGATGACCTGAGCTTCAACCCAGGGGAGTCCCTGTGGATGAACTGTTCGGGCTACGAGCACACCCTGGTCAATCAGCATTCTTGGTTGGGGAGCCGCTGCAGCGTCCATTTCAGCGTCTGGCCATGGATCGAGTTCGACCATCCAACAAGGACGTATAGACCGAACCGCTTTTACGGCTGCAAGCACCCGATTCAGATGATTTTTGATGGAGATTTGACCCGATGACGCCAAGCAATTCATGTCAGCTGCTGAGCCTCTGGCCCAGTCATGTGCTGATCGATCAACTCTCAGAGTTGGATGACGTGCGGGAGACTCTGGCGCAGGAGGCTGCAACCTTCTACGAGCGCCACACCCAAACGTCAGCCAAGATGGCGCATCGAGCCGACACCGTGTCCATGATGCGTGAGCAACCCAGCCAGGCGCTGTTGCGTTTGCTGGACGCCATCGAACTGAGGGTGGCCGCCTATGTGCGGCAAGCGTACCCATCGCTCGATCCTTGCGAGTTGTCCATCACCTACAACACGTTCGTGAATCGCCAGCGTGGACTGGGCAAGTGGGCCATCCCGCACCGGCATGTTGGCAATCAACTGGTGGCCACCTATTACCCCCGAGTCCATCTCGGGGCCAACGAAGGGCGAGATGCCGTTGGCTTGCCCGGGGCACTGTGTTTTCATGATCCCAGACCGGTGCAGGCCAATTGGATGCTCCGACATGAAAACAAGCTCTTCGCACAAACGCCCCGCCAAGGGGCGTTGTTCATTTTCCCGGGCTATCTGGAGCACTCCACATTTCCTCTGTTCGAACCGGAGAGCGACAAGGTCGCCATCGTCACCAATGTGCGGTTCACGCATCGTGATGACCAAGGTGGTGACATGACCTGGTCTGCCGAACAAATCCGTGCTCACGCCAAAGCCCAGATTCCCGAACAGTCCCCAAATAAACCTATGGAGCCCATTCAATGAGTTTCGAACTTGCAGTCCGTCAAGGTTATGCCGTCGATGTAGTCCAAGTCGATGAATCGAATCTGGTGATGACCGTTTTGGTCGCTAGTCCCGACGGCAAAGCTTCTGGTCGTCACATCTTCAACCTCAAGACGCTGCCTGGTTCCGATTTGGCCAAGGTGTGTCGCGAGGCTTATCCCATCGCATTCGAGGAGCGCATCACATGAAATTCACCCTGACCCTCAATGGCCAGCGCGGCTTTGTGCGACAGGCGCTTTACGATCCCAATGATTCCAGTTTGGTCTGGGCTGACAACGACGAGCCTTTGCCGCTGCCGCAAGCATTCCCCAGACAGGCGGACATGCAGTGGCCATCGTTTTGGCATTTACATCACCCCAGCAACCCGGCTGGCAAATCCAAAGCTATTCGACACCTCAAGCTGCAATTGGGACTCAAGTGCAACTACGCCTGCCAGTATTGTTCTCAGGCGCACCAGCCTCATGACATGGATGGACACCCGAACGACGTTGCTCCATTCATGCAGCAACTCGAAGGCTGGTTTGCTGGTGGCGACGATGGCCAGGGTGCTGGCGTCAAGATTGAATTTTGGGGTGGTGAGCCCTTTGTGTATTGGAAGCTCCTCAAGCCGCTGGGAGAAGCTGTTAAGGCGCGCTACCCGAACGCGCAGTTGTCCATTGTTACCAATGGATCCCTCTTCGATGATGAAAAGCTCGACTGGGTTGAGGCGCTTGATGTGGGAATTGGTTTGTCGCATGACGGCCCTGCGCAGTCTTACCGTGGACCTGACCCACTGAACGATCCCGCGAATCTGGTGCAGATCAAACGCTGGGTCTCTCGGCGCATGTCGATTGACCGAATGAGTTTCAACACGGTCTTGCATCGTCACAACCAGTCTCTCAAAGCAGTTCGCCTGTACTTTTCTGAAAAGCTAGACCTTCCAGTGCAGGCTGTCGTACTTGCAACTGAGGAGGTGATGCTTCCCTACGACCAAAGCGGACTGTCATTGGCGCTCCATGGGAATGATCACGCGCGCTATTTGCACCAGATTTTCTGGGAGCTGGTCACGGGCTCGGGAATGGCCGTTGGAACCGTGCGCGACAAAGTTGATGAATTCATGCGCTCCCAAGCGCAGTCACGTCCATTGACAGCATTGGGTCAGAAGTGCGGAATGGATCGCGATGATTCGATCGCGGTGGACATGAAAGGCAATGTGATGACTTGCCAGAACATGAGTGCATCCACGAACCACAAGATCGGTCACGTCGATCAGTTTGAAGACATCAGCCTCAATACGGCCTACCACTTCAGTACGCGAAGTGAATGTCCCCGTTGTCCCGTGGCGCAGCTGTGCAAAGGTGCATGCCTGTTCCTAGAGGATGGTTACTGGGAGGCTGCGTGCGACAACTCCTTCAGCCACAACCTGGCTGTGTTGGCGGCGGCACTCTACTACCAGACACAGGGATTGATCCTCACGCGTATAGAAGGTGATGCCATCCGTCGTGACACTGTTTCTGAGATAGATGTCATTCATCTCGGCTTTGTGGAAAGTCAAGGTGACATGAGCACGGTTGTTCCGCCAGCGCGTCCCGTCAAACCATTTCCTGTGCGGGTGACACATGCCTGATACAGCACTTTCTGAAGCGCTTCGGGAAGCTTATGCAAGTGCCCCCAGCGATGTAGTCATCCTGCATACCCTGGAGATCCGACATCCGGACTTTAAAGACGAAACGGGCAACTTGACGGCGATCCGGGTGGTGCGTGATCAGCAGGACTTGCTTGCAAGGCTTGAGGCGTCAGCGCCAATCAATGCGGGCCAGCAGGTTCAGTTTGTGGCCATGGGATTTGAGCTGGATCTGCCACCTGTAGATATCGCGCCTGTTCCTGAAATTGCGATCACCTTGGACAACGTCACCCGGGAAATCGTGAAGCACTTGGACGAGGCATCGATTTCGGAGTCACCCATTGAAGTGACCTACCGTCCGTACCTCTCTAACGATTTGAGTGGCCCACAGATGGATCCGCCCATCACATTGGTGATCACCGAAGTGGAGGCCGACGTGCAGCGGGTTACGGCCAAGGCTCGAATGACTGACATCGGCAACAAGACCTTCCCGTCACGCTTGTACACCGCAACCGAGTTCCCAGGATTAGCGCGATGACCGACGAAGACTCGCCGAGTTGGGCGATCCAGTACATCGGTCGTCCGTGGATTGCAGGTGAGAGAGGCCCCGAGTCATTTGACTGCTGGGGCCTTTTTCTATGGGTCCAGAAAGCGCACTTCAGTCGTGACTTGCCGGTCATCCCAGTGGATGCGCTGAATCTGCGAACGGTCCTTCATACGTTCAAAACTCACCCGGAGAGGCAACGTTGGGAGGCGGTCGATGTGCCGCAGCAGGGTGATGCGGTTTTGATGCGTCAGTCGCGACACCCCGTGCATGTTGGCGTTTGGGTTGATGCGGACGGCGGTGGAGTGTTGCACTGCGCCCAGCAGATCGGGGTGGTGTTTCAGCAATTGAGCTCTCTGGCCAGTCACGGCTGGCAGGTGGAGGGGTATTACCGATGGAAGGAATTGCCATGACAAGCGCTTGCATGTCAGGCCTGCCCAGTCCCGGACTGGTCATCTGGATGCGAAATCCGTTCGAACCCAGTGATCGGCAGGTTAGCCATGTGTTTGGCTCGCCTACGATCGCACAGTGGATGAGTCGTGATGGCATTGAGTTCGACCAGCCCACGTTGATTTTGAAAAACGGCCAGCCGGTACTGATGGCGCATAGGGCAGTGACGCCAATTGATGCAGGAGACGTCGTGTCCTTGGTCACTCTGCCTCAGGGTGGTGGCGGTGGCGGCAAGAACCCTCTGCGAACTGTACTCATGATCGCAGTTCTGGTCGTCGCAAATGCGTATGGCGGCGCACTGGCTGCCTCAATGGGGTATTCAGGAACGCTGGCCACGGCGGTCGCATCCACTGCGATCGCAGTCACGGGCTCTGTGCTTGTCAATGCTTTGGTGCCCTTGCCAAATCAGTCATTGCCCTCTGCATCGGCCAACACCACATCTCCCAGCCCAACGTACTCCCTGCAAGCGCGGGGCAACTATGGACGTCTGTCGCAACCAGTCCCCGTGATTTATGGCCATCATTTGGTGTACCCGGATCTGGCCACCATGCCCTATACCGAGTACGAAAACAACGAGGAATATCTGCATCAGTTGCACGTCATTGGCGTGGGTCAGTTTCAGTTTGAGGAGCTGTCGATTGATGACAGCCCGATCAGCTCGTTTGCCGAGGTGCAGGCGCAGGTTATTGAGCCTGGCGGACAGAACACCTTGTTCAACCCCGATGTGGTCACGGCCCCAGAGGTGTCCGGTCAGGAATTGATTGCTGTCAGCGACGCCGGTGCCATCGTTGGTCCCTTTGCCCTTAATCCGGTGGGTACACAGATCAATCAGGTCGGTGTCGATGTGGTTATGCTGCGCGGTCTGTATTACGCCAACGACAGTGGGGCATTGGAAAGCCGCTCGGTGCAATGGCGGGTTGAGGTACGAAGCATCAATGACGATGGCGACGCCACCTCAGGCTGGCTCCATGTGGCAGACGAAACCTACTCGGCGGCCACCAACACTGCACAACGCCTGTCGTTCAAGTATTCGGTGTCGCCTGGGCGTTATGAGGTTCGCCTGCAGCGCCTGGATGCGCGGGACACCAGCAACCGAGCTGGTCACGAGCTGCGTTGGGGCCAGGCCAAGGGCTATTTGGCGGGATCGAGTTTGCCCACGGATCTGACCTACTTGGCACTCAGGATGCGCGCAACCGACAACTTATCGCAGCGCTCATCCCGACTGGTCAACTGTCTGGTGACGCGCAAGCTCCCCAGCTGGAGTCCGAGCACTGGATGGTCTGCGCTGCAACCCACTCGTTCGATTGCGTGGGCCTTCGCGGATGCGGTCAAGGCCAGCTATGGAGCAGGGTTGCCGGATCGGCAATTAGACCTGGCAGCCTTGGCACAGTTGGATGCGGTGTGGTCGGCGCGCGGGGATACCTTCAATGCCGTGTTCGATCAGAACCAGACGGTGTGGGACGCCTTGGGACAGATTGCGCGGACGGGGCGTGCTGTGCCGTTCTTGCAGGGTGGGATTGTTCGCATCGTTCGCGATGAACCCAAGACCATCCCGGTGGCGCTCTTTTCTGCAAGAAACATCGTGCGCAACAGCTTGAAGATCCAGTACCTGATGCCAGGCGATGCCACGGCGGATGCAGTCACGATCGAATACGTCAATCCCAAGAGTTGGA